CCTCGTGCTTAAGCACGGGATTCCATTTTTCAGTTAAAATATCATACGGGGTTTCATCTCGGTAACTCATTTTATTAGTATCTCCTGTGGATTAAAATTATTTAGTAAATTTAAAGTTTCTTATTCAAACGGTCTAAGGTGTGGGTGTAATTCTCGATTAGAGTGGTTGGTACACTTGCAGCCTTGCTAAATGTCATTTCCGGAACATACTGTTCTGGAATGGCAACTCTGCTGCCAAGGTAGTGTTCCTTGAGAGTAGAGAGTTTAGTTTTATATTCTTCTAGGGTGCTAAACTCAATATTTTCAATGAGTGAAGCAAGCTTTTCAATCTGAGTGTCAGCAAGATCCTTAGTTTCATTTACAAAGATACCAGCGCATTCAGAGATAAGAAGTTGTTTCTTGAGAGCAATGTTCTCATTCAGAACATGGTTGAGGTCGCCTTGAAGGTTTGAGGTCTGTTCATAGAGACCATCAATGACATTGTACTTCTCGGCAGGAACATCAACGTAATGCATTTCAAAGAGTTTCTTAAGACCCAAGATAAAGTTTTCAGCCAAGGTAGATTTGATACCACCTTCAACGGCTAATTGGTTATCTTGCATCCACTCTTCGACTACGTAATCTAGATAGTCATCAATTTTTTCGGTAAGGTTAACGGTGATTTCACCAAGCTTAGATTCAAAGTTTTCTTGAAGAGCTGGTGCAATCTCGTTAGCAATAGCCTTTAATTTTTGGTCAACTGCTGACTCAAAAATTGTCTTGGCTTGGATGAAGAAGTTTTCAGATACATTTACTTCGGCCAAAAGTGAACGGAGGCTATTCTCAAAATCAATTGCCTCTTGCATCTCTTCTTCGTCTTCTTCTTCTGTTGCGTATTGATCATTATTTACAGCTGCCTGTGGACTTCTGGAAGCTGTGTGCGCCTGATGAATACCCGCTGGGGCAACAGGTTGTGCGATAAAGCTAGTAGCACCATTGGAAGCATAACCACCTCTACCAGTTGCATCGTAGGTAAAGTCTTGTTGTGCGCCTACGTTTTCCTTGATAATGCTCATTAAATAGTCGTTATTTGATTGTTTGCTCATGTTGATCCTTTATACCTTATTATTTAGTTAATTATGTGAGTTCAGTATTTTTCAATACTTTGTGAATTATTATGGTGTTGATTTGGGTTTAAGAAAACCAGCAATAGTATCTGCTAGTGAAGTTTTTGGTGCTAGAGGAATATATGCATTTGGACCAAGATTTTTATAAAAATTACTAACGTTTGACATACTTCTAACACCCTCTTGTTGAGCTCTTCTATTGGCTAACAATGTATCTTTTATACTCAGGGCAGCGTCTGCAGTATGTTCAAGAGCATTTCCTACAACTCTTGCTGAACCTGCACCTTGTATTCCTTTACCCATATTTAATGTTGTATCTACAGCAAATTGCCCAGCTTCTGCGGCAACGTGCCCTACTTTATTAGGCTGTCCCATTACACGTGGATCTACACCTGGATAAATTTTCTTTTTTCCACTTGGTGCAGTCTTTGGTTTACCGGATTTTGTGTCTAATAATTTGTTTACACCAAGTTTTGTTTTCAGTAATTCTTCCGTTGATGGCGTTGCCCCGCCAGACTTAGACGAACCACCAAGGCCAGTTGCTTCGGAAATATAATATAAAAGTTTTAAGGAGGAATATCTCATATGCTTTTTAAGAATTTCTTGAACACGTGAATCATGTTCTTTTCAAGATTTCGGCTTGAACTTTTCTTGATTATCTGATGATAGGACTCAATAACTTGTGGTTGAAGAATACCGTTTTCCCAGACCCATTCTTTGCCTTCCATGATTCCGTTTACGAAAGCATTTGGGGCAGAAGGATCAGCAACGATATCAATGGCTGCTAACATGAAATCTTCTTGAACTTCTTGATATCCACCACGTGATTTGAGTGAACCCATACCACGACTAGATACACCAAGTTTAGCTCCTTCGGCAATAAGGTTTTTAACAATATCACCCATTGGGGTTTTAAGAACCTTTGCACGACCAATGATATCTCTACCAGATTCATTGAGTGATTTGACCATGTGTGATACACGATCAAGATTTACCGTTGGACCAGTTGGATGGTTTAACTCACCCAATGCACGACCCTTATCGACATATTCACGAATATATCGACGGCACTCTTTGATTAAAGTTGGGGTAGGATATACTCGACCATTGCGGTTCTGTACTTCACTTTGAAGAAATACTCCTTCAATGTAATAATCCTTACCACCGTCTTTATTGCTTTCCTCAATGTATTTTACATCTTCTACTAGTTCGGTGATAAGTTTCATGTTTAGTACGCTCCGTAACTACGAGCTTGGCGGTCATTTTGGAAATCTTGTGGCATTTCTTCGCCTTCTTCGGTTTCCTCTTCTTCATCAGTTTCATCGGCTTCTTCTTCGCCCTCTAGTTCTTCTTCAGTTTCATCTGCTTCAGAAAGGGTGAACATGGTCTTAGAAACATCTTGATACTCTTCTTCAAGACGAACAGATAATTTTTCAAGTAAAACTTGATTAACTATTTGACGAAAATCTACTGCGTTTTCGTTAACGATTGATTCGATCAGGGCTAGTTTGTCGGTCATTTTGTGAGTCCTTTTACTTTTTTAGCAAATTCCAAAGTTTGTTTAAAGTGCTGCTGATTCTCAAATAAATTTTTTGCCATAAGTTTTTGATTGTCTTGGCTGAGTTGGTCAAAAAGCATTTTAATTGGTTTAATATCATTTTCAGAAATATTTAGAATAGATGCATTTTTAAATTGCATTTTTATATTTTTTTGTGATTCTGTGTGGGTAATAGTTTCTATCAATTGCTTAATGTCATCGTTGACATCCACAGTCTTATCCACTGGTTCTTTTACAATAGATTCAAAAATTTTGATAGATAAATTCTTACAAATTTCTTGTTTTCTGTTTTCTAATTCTTGCATGAGACCTTCGGCAAATAGGTCTTCGTTTCCTTCTGAAAGTTCACCAATAAGTTTTTGAATTCTTAGTGGGCTCATCATGTGGCGGCTGCTTCCTCTGGTGGGACTCCTGCTGCTTGTTGTTGGGCAGCAAGAACAGCTTGTTCAGCCTGTAGTTTCATGTTATCTTCTTGGATCTCCATATCCATAAACTTAATCTGTTCATCTGTAAGATGTAAAACATGTTTCTTGATATAGTTACTTGAGATATATTTTCCAACATAACTCTCAGCTATAGAAACCATTTTTAATCTTTCAGAAAGAATTTCAGCTTCTTTCAGATCCCAGAAATAATTATCAGTATTAAATTCAAATTGGAAATAATACTTTACTGCATTCCAATCTTCTTCTGTTAATGTGCCAGTTAGCAATAGTTCAACACGTAATGTGTGTAAAAAGATTTGACTAAACTGATGTCTTAGACGCTCAATGAACTTATAGAATTTAAGTTCTTCTCTTGAGATCTCAGAAGACCTTCCCATATTAAAACCACTACTAGCATCAAGTCTACTACTCGGAACATTTAGTGCCGCGAACAACTTCTTTTTGAAGTAGTCAACGTCTTCGATTTGCGACATGGCTTGTCCGCCTGGCAACACTTGGATTTCTGTTCCTTTGGAGCCTTCTCTACGTGGAATCCAATAATCTTCAAGAACCGATAGAAAATTTTTATCATCTTTAATTTCTCCTGTACCCTGGTTATATACAATCTTGTTTCTGAATCGTGACATCATATCACGAAGATATTGTTCAGCTTTTTGTTTAGGTAACTGACCAACATCGACGTAAAATGCTCTACGTTCAGGTGCACGAGCAACACGATATACCATCAAGGCATCTTCAAGTTGTCGAAGCATATTCACTGGACGAATGGCTTTATGTAAATATCCAATTACACGTTTAGTGTTTAAATCAACCATTCCAGAGTGAACATATGAAATGGCATCTTTAGAAATTTTAATTCCTTGATTTGGAGTTGTGATGTACGAATCTTTATCTGTATTAGAATATAGATAAAACTCCTCAATATTTTTAATTAAAGCAACCGTACCAGAAGCTACACTTGCTGCTTCTTTTTCTATATTTTTAATTTTCTTAGTTTTTAACGGATCCAAAGGAATCAATTCCTTGATACCTTCTTTTGGATTCTTTTCGTCAATAATAATATAATAAAATAATTTACCATCGACGTACCAACGTCTAAAAACTTCATACGCTTTAGCATTAAAATCAAGCATCTTTAGAATGCGATCAAAGCTATTATGTATTTTACGTTTTACTTGATCTGATAACGGAACAGTTGTAAGATCTAATTTAATAGGTTTACGATCTGTACCCCAGACAATAGATGCGTTTACAATTTCATCAACAGCCGCATCTACCTCTGGGTAGAGTGACATATTTCTGTATTGAACAATATTTGCATTTTCGTCTTTAAGTGTTGTAGAATAGTCGATGTATGTACCGAATACACCACCGGCTTCTACTGCTACAGTACCATCAAAGTCTTCTGTAGCAACTAATCGCTTCGGTCCCATCATTACATCTGGGGACTCTTCCGGGCGTTTCTTTCCAAATTCAAATCCAAAAAATTCTATAGCCATGTTGATCTTTCACAATATTTAGGTACAATTAAATCAAGTTTTTTATTTAAACACCAGTAATGTCAATATCATCGTATAACATGACAACAGAAAAAGTATTCAAAAAATTTCTATTTGTCATATTATGATCAATGGCACTAACAGTTTTTGGCCAGCAACCATTCATAGTAAAGGTTTTTATGCTATTACCATTTAAATCTAAATGATCAATTTTCCAAGTTTGTTTATAATTAGTATAAGATGGTGACTCTGTTGTTGTACTATTAGTTGTATGATTATTGATATTATTATGCCAAATTGAAAACTTTTTCCATAAACTAGCAACTGCACTAGTTCCACCACCACCGGGAGTAGCAACAGTAGTCTCTACATCATCGTAAATAGATATTTGCCAAGGAGCATATTGTCTATCACCAGGAATATGTAATTTTCTGCCATAACCATGTAATTCTAATGTTATATTAGTTATAGGTGGAATAAAAGTAGATCTTATGTGAAATGGTATTGGAGTAGTGGCAGTAGTGTTTTGACCAGTCTCTGATAACCCAATACCCCCACTAACCAAAAATCGGTTTGCGCGAGTACCTCCAGCAAATGCAGTTTTAAATGATGATAGATCCATGTTTATATACCTGTATTAATCTGATAATAATCATATGTAAACGTTACACTGAATGAAACTAAACTACCACCTTCACCCATATCTAAACCAATTTGACCTACTTCAGATGGCCATGCATGTTTTAAAGTAATTGTTCTAATTTCAGTATGTCCTGTATCAGTAGCACTACCACCACTACTGGGATTATGTAATTGATTAAACGTAATATTACATAAATTTTTACCAGCAGCTGCTGAATACGTTGGGTCATCAACAGTATTATTTTTATGTGAACTTAATAAATCAGCCCATTGTTGAAATGCTAACCACGCTGTCTTAGTTCCTGTATCATCAATAAAGGTAACAGTCCATGGTTTGTAGTCTCGGTCACCAGCATAATGTGCTACACGTCCACGGTATGGTATTGAAATACTACCCAATTCTGCTTCTGGTAGTTTTGCTGCAGTTGCATGATAAATTACAGTAGTTGGGGCTGCATCAACATCTGTAGGCCAAACAAGTTCAACATTAAATCTGTTGGCTCGTGTTCCACCTTTAAATCCATTTTTAAAATCTGAAATTTTTTGATTATCAGCCATTTAAGAACCTTTAATTTATATTAGATGCACTGACTGTTAAAGTATATCCAGTAATATTTGAAGTACCATTAAATGTTGACCCAAATGATGCTTGCTTTGGATAGAACGTAACGTCTACAGTTATTAAAGTATCATTTGAAGTAACTGGATTTACTACTACTGTTGTAGTACCTGTAAATAGTGAATTTCTTAACCCAGAATTATTATCAATTGCATTTTTAATATTAAGTTCTATTGTTGTACGAGTACCAAGATTATTAAGTACGTTGGGTGGATTGACATAAACATCTAAAATGTCTTGTGCAATTTTCGTGATTACACGTTTCATTGACGTGACACCAATTCTATCATCTATGTTATTTTCTAGTGATGTTGCCCCAACTAAATCTGTAGATAAAATATATCCATTAGTTCCTTGAACGTAGAAATTAATACGTTTTGCGCGTAATTTGATAGCATCACCACTATTACTATTAATTGTTGGTGTTATACTGTCAACATTTAAAACTTTAGAATTTACATTACCTACAGACGATTGATAAATACTATCATTTGCTTTTGCTCTTTGTATTGAACCAGCTACATCTGCAACTAGAGGAATTTCTAATATAAGAGTCTTAGTTGCAGGATGTCCAAAGTTGTTACTCTGGATTGTGCGTTTTTTCTTTCCTATTACACACATCAATCTATTAAGATATGGCTCTTCTATTAATGTATATGCAGTTAATCCAGCAGTATTAACAATATTCTGATATAATGCTGGTTGGCCATTAAAACCTGGATAACGATGTACATCAGTAAAAGTATTATCCAATGAGTTTTGTGCAATTGATATATCAGCACCAGACAATCCAGCATGAATAATATATGCTGTTTGATTGGATGAATTATCATCCAATATACTATTTACTAAATTATTTCGTTTAGTAATTTCTGTATAAATACTATTTAACCATTGTGCAGTAAGACCATGAGCGTAGTTAAATGTATTACCTAGAGCATATGCATTTTCACTTCCACCATATACTAAGCGCGAGTTAGACGATGCAGATGTAATACCCTGTCCGTCAATATAAGTACCCATATCTAAAGTAATAAACGCATCAATCTTATCAATACCAAGACTAGGTATATTACCACTAAATGATGAGAGTAGATTATAATCACCACCAATTATCACTTTTGCACCATACGAAAGAGCTGTAAGTGCAGTATAAAACTCCATACCAGTTCTACTTAGATAATACTCTCGATTAACTGGATCAAGATTAGTAAAAGCTCCAGTAATTCCTCTCCCAATATAATCTTGTCTTAATACACCACTACCAACCAGATCAGGTAATTGTGCTGTTACTTTATTTCCAGTATATGATCCAGGAAAAAATATATCATTTACATAATTAAATGCATTTGTTGTACCTATAGTTGCTGTAGAACTTTCCGCATTACCAACAATATCTGTAGCATTCCAAGTTCCAGGAATAAATTGACGTATAATATTATTAATATTATTATGAACATTATTTAAATAATTTACTAGTGCATTTGGGCTATCGAATACATATGCACCTGTAGTAGGATCACGGCCAGTTGTATTGGTGCCTGATATTGTACTGAATTGAAGTCCAGGAACACCAGAAGCTTGTACGATTTTTAATAATCCATATAAACCAGAAGCAGTTATACCCCGGGCTGATGCAGGATTACCTGTTCCTTGAGTATAATTTCCTGCAGAAAATGCTATTACAGCACGCTTAGTAGGATCTGCTTGCGGAGTTTCTTGTATCCAATTTGATGTAGCTGGGTTACTATCTATAAAATCATTAAAGGGATTAACCGGTGTAGTAGATGTTGGTGCTGGTGTGACTGCCATATTGATCCTCGTTACTATTTATATACTATTTTTTATGTCGGAAACCAAACAAAATTTCCATCCGACCATCCATCTTTTGTGACTTCATCTGGATCACGTTCATCTGCACTCATCATAAACAATGTATTGTCATCTTCTGGATTTGTTTCATTCTGAGAATATTTATTCTTGGCAGTCTCAATTAAGTCAGCAAAATATTCTTGACGAGTTAACCAAGAGTAAAATACCAGACACATAACCAAATCATCACTGTGGTTATCTTCCGCCCGAAAACTGTT